TAAGGAACAATCATGGACAAGAAAGAAGTTAAGCAAATCGCGGATACCGAAGTTAAGGCCCACGAAAAGCGCATGCACGCTAAGGGTTTTAAGAAGGGTGGCAAGACCAATCTGGATATGAAGAAGTATGGCCGTGGTATGGCTAAGGTTATGAACCAACGTACTTCTTCGCGGGGGCGCTAACATGGCTAAGTTCAGTATGAAGAAAGGTGGCAAGGAAGTCGGCTCTGCCGAAGTCTACGCTCAACCGCACACTATGACCGGCACCCCGGGCGTTGATATTAGCAATAGTGGATACAGCACCCGCACCGGTAGCGAAGCTAATGAAATCAATATGACGGTTGGCAACATCAACCGTAACGCGGCACCCGGCCCCAAAACTTCTGGCATTGAAATCCGTGGTTGTGGCGCTGCTACTAAGGGCACCAAGGCCCGTGGCCCGATGGCTTAAATATGAACTATACGCAGCTTGTTTCTCAGATTAACGCATACACCGAAAACCAATTCGGTAATGATTCCACAGGTTCGCCTGAAGTAAATACGTTTATCAAACAAGCTGAGCTGCGGGTCTACAACACAGTTCAATTTCCGTCACTACGCAAAAACGTAACAGGTATTACTCAAGTAAACAACAAATATCTTTCAGCGCCAACAGATTTTCTCGCGGTGTATTCTATAGCGGCTGTTGATAACAGTAGCAACTACCAGTATTTGCTTAACAAAGACGTAAACTTTATTCGTGCGGCTTATCCAAACGCCACTGATTCAGGGTTTCCTGAATACTACGCATTATTTGGTCCAACCACGACAAACGCGGTAAGCCCCACAATTACAACGGAACTATCTTTTATTCTTGGTCCCACACCAAATGCGCAATATACCGTTGAGCTTCACTACTATTACTACCCAGAGTCAATTGTTACGGCAACTAATACTTGGCTCAGTGATAACTTTGATGCCGTTCTCCTTTATGGCTCTTTGTTGGAAGCGTACACCTACATGAAGGGCGAACAGGATGTGCTGGCTCAATACCAAAAACGCTATGATGATGCCCTTATGATGGCCAAGCGTCTGGGTGATGGTATGGAACGTGGCGATGCTTACCGTGATGGCCAATATAAGCAGAAGGTGGTGTAATGGCGTTTAGCGGAAACTACACTTGCGATTCGTTTAAATCTGGGTTGTTAGCCGGTAGCTTCGACTTGGCTCCGCCCACCGCTGATGTATACAAAATTGCTTTATACACCGAAAATGCCACGCTTAATGATGCTACCGCAGCTTATACTTCTAGCAACGAAGTTGTTGCAACTGGGTACACCGCAGGCGGTCAGGCTATCACCCCGTCTGTAGGAATTCTCGATGGAATTTCATATTTATCTTTTACGAACCCTGTATGGACCGGCGCTATTACTGCGCGTGGTGCATTGGTGTACAAAGTGGGTGGCGCAGCTTTGTTTGTGCTTGATTTTGGCTCAAATAAAACTTCAACTACCACATTTACTGTGCAGTTCCCCGCCGCTACAAATACGTCGGCAATCATTCGTATCTCTTAAGGAGTAGTTATGCAAAACGAAAATGCTGCCAGCGTAGATGTTGTCAATGCTGGTATTCAAATGAACAAAGTGGCCGGTGAAAATATGTCGGCTAAGGGTCGTTTTATTGTCGAGTGTTTTGACAAGGACGGCAGTCTGAAGTGGCGTGAAGACAATGACAATCTTGTTGTTAACGTCGGCCTTCAAGATATGAACACCCAGTACTTCAAGGGTTCTGCATATACTGCCCTTTGGTATGTTGGTTTATACGGTGCTGCGGCCACTAATAACCCGGCTGCTGGTGATACGATGGCCTCCCACGCTGGTTGGACTGAGAACACCACTTATAGCAACGCCACCCGCCCTCAAGCAGTGTTTGGTACTGCTACCACTGCAAACCCGTCAGTGATTAGCAACAGTGCTTCTGTGGCCGTGTTTAACATCAACGGTACAACTACTGTTGGCGGAGCATTTCTTGTTAACAACAGCACCAAGGGCGGTACTACCGGCACGTTGTTTTCAGCATCTGACTTTCAATCTCCGGGCGACCGCGCAGTAGTTAGTGGTGACACGCTGAACGTTACATATCAATTTAGCTTAACCGCCACCTAAGGAGTAACAAATGGCTACTAAATTTAAGAAGGGCGAAGTTGTTACTGTTAAGGCCGTTATTCCTAGCGGCCCGGTTGAAGCCTTGCGTATGGATGAAGACGGTAATTTCTTCTACCAAATCAGTTGGACTGACCTTGATGGTGCAGAACAATCTCGCTGGTTTGCGGAAGACCAACTGACTGTTGAATAAAAGACGGGAGAGTCGTTAAATGTTTAGCGGCTACTCCTTTTCAGAAACACCGTTTTCGTCTGTAGGTATTGCATACCTAACAGCTATATTAGAAACAGCTTCAGGCGTTGACGCAACTTCATCGTCGCGTCTTTTGCCAAGCTCTATTGCCGAGGCGGCTTCAGGCGTTGACGCAACTTCATCGTCGCGTCTTTTGCCAAGCTCTATTGCAGAAACAGCCTCTGGCGTAGACGCAACTTCTAGTTCATTCGTAGTTAATTCCACTACTGCTGAAACAGCATCTGGTGTTGATGCAATTTCCGGTTCTTTTGTAGTTAACGCTACATCCGCCGAAACAGCCTCTGGCGTTGACACGACCTCATCTTTACGTCTTTTGCCAAGCTCTATTGCAGAAACATCATCCGGTGTAGATGCAACCTCGTCTTTACGCCTCTTGCCGAGTTCTATTTCAGAAACAGCTTCAGGTGTTGACGCAACTTCTAGTTCGTTTGTAGTTAATTCTACATTTGCCGAAACAGCTTCTGGTGTTGATGCAACTTCAAGTTCATTTGTAGTTAATTCCACATCCGCTGAAACAGCTTCAGGTGTTGATGCCACCTCATCCACCAAAACCTATTCAAGCTCTATTACCGAAACAGCTTCAGGCGTTGACGCAACCTCATCTTTAAGAATTCTTCCGGGGTCTATTACCGAAACAGCTTCAAGTATTGACGCGACTTCTAGTTCATTCGTAGTTAAATCTACATCCGCCGAAGCGGCTTCTGGCATAGACGCCGTATCTGCACTTTTTGCTTATAACAGTGCCGCGTATGAAACTGCTTCGGGTGTTGATGCAACTTCCTCTATTATAGAATCTTCACGCTCAGTGGCTGAAAATGCTTCAGGCGCAGACACTATTTCGTCTTTGCGGATTCTTCCCGGTTCAATTTTAGAATCCAGTAGTGCTATAGATAGCATCGTAGCAGCGGCGGTGTTTAGCTCCGTTATATATGAGTCTAGCAGCGCGTTTGATGCTGTATTAAGTAGGTTTCTTTGGGAGCTTATTGACGACAGCCAAACTGTCACGTGGCAGCTAATCAATAGTTCTAGTAGTGGTGCTACATGGTCCACCATAAATTCATCACAAACAGTTACGTGGACACTAATAAACGACGCCAATTATGTTTATTCTAACGCCGCAACTTTTTCTGGTTTAGCTTTTTCTGGTGATTCATTCTCTAGTACAGGTTACGCACAAGCTTCTTTACCGCCAGCTTGGCAAAACATAGACTCGTCACAAACACAGGTATGGAATATAATCCCAACAAATGCTTAAGGAACAATTATGGCACTCGTAGTTAAAGACAGAGTTAAAGAAACAACTACCACGACTGGTACAGGTACCATAACTCTTGCTGGTGCATCTACCGGTTATCAGTCTTTTTCTGCTATCGGTAACGGTAATACTACGTACTACACAATATCTAACCCGGGTACTACTGAATGGGAAGTAGGTATTGGAACTTATACGTCTTCTGGTACTACGCTATCACGCGACACGGTGCTTGCATCTTCTAACTCAGGCTCTTTAGTTACGTTTAGCGCTGGTACAAAAGACGTGTTTGTTGTGTATCCGGCCGGAAAATCTGTTTACCAAGATGCTAGCGGTAACGTAGGTATTGGTACGAGTTCGACAGGTGGGTATCGTTTAGCTGTTGTTGGTTCCGCAGCGTCTTCTGTTCCATTATATTTAAGTTCAGACGCTACAAATTCATACGTTTATTCACCAAATCCAATATATGTTGGCTCAACTGGAGCTTACCAACTAGCTTTTGTAACATCAAATACCGAACAGATGCGTATTGATTCCAGCGGTAGCGTAGGTATTGGTACGATTTCACCTAGCACGTACGGAAAATTTTCGGTTGTTGGTTCTGGTTTTAACGGCGGCAACGCAAACTTCGTTTCAACCAGCAGCGCCAATTCCGTCACCGTCACCGGCGTAAATGGTGCAGGTGTCAACGATGTTTCTTTCTATAGCTTTACAGATGGGACAAACAATGCATTTATTGGACTAACTGGTACTAACACAACTGCTGGTGATTTGCGATTTGCAACGGGCACAACAGCAACCGAAAAGATGCGCATCACCTCCGCCGGTAACGTAGGTATTGGTGTAAACCCGGCTGGTACAGGCGCATTGGAAATTAAAGCTGGTACTGCTTCTGTAGCCCCGTTTGAATTTAATGCTGGTACTAACCTCACAAGCCCCATCGCGGGTGCAATTGAATATGACGGTACTAACTTTTATGCAACCCCGACGATTGGCACAACAGAACAGCGCGGGGCTATTTCAGTAATACAACAGTTTGTTCTGTCTTCTAACGGTTCTGCGTTTGGTGCGGCAATTGGTAACTTCTTTGGTTCTAACAGTGCAGTTCAACTTGCTGCCACTACAACTTACTTTATTGAAGCCTATTGCTACTTCTTGAAGACCACCGCAGGTACTGCCACTTGGGCGGCTTTGTTTTCTTCTGCGCCTACGGTAGCCCATGCAACTTTGGAATACACGCCGGTTACGGGTTTCACAACCAGCATCATTACGGGCGCGATGGTTAACGCTGAAGCAACAGCAAACGCTGTGGCAAACATGGCATTTGCTGCAACCGCCTCATTAACCACTGCTGTGTATCACGTTGCAAAGTTTAGAATTTTTGTTACTACCAACGGCGCCACCAACCTACGGTTTAACCTTACGCAAAGCGCGGGCACTGCAACTCCACAGGCGGGCAGTTGGTATAGAGTCAGAAAAGTAGCAACCAATTCAGGCAACTTCGTCGCTTAAGGAACAAACATGGCCACCTTATCCAGCCTCACCCCGCCAAGCAATGTAACGACTGCGACCAATACGCAGACGATGTCCAACAAGACGTTGACCAGCCCGACGGTCAATAGCGCAACGCTGAACACGCCCACAGTGACTGGCTACACAGAGAGTCTCGCGGCGATTGGTACGGTGACTACTGCTTATACATTGGTGATTACGAGCGGTACGGTTTTGACTGCCACCCTTACGGCAAGCACAGCCTGTACGTTCACGATGCCTACTGCCACTGCTGGTAAGTCTTTCATGTTGATATTGACGCAAGCCGCCGGTGGTAGTGGGACAGCAACATTCACTGGTGTTAAATGGCCCGCAGGCGTTGCACCAACAGTCACAGCAACTGCGAGTGCCGTGGACATATTTTCTTTTGTTGCCAATGGCACGAGTTGGTTTGGTAACTATCAACAGGCGTTTGCATAATGTTTGCGGGTCGCAATTTCATTACTACCAATAGCACCCTAGTCCCTGTACAACTACTCATTGTTGGCGGTGGTAATAATGGTGGCTATGCTGGTGGCGGCATCCTCAGCGGAACTTTTTTCCCCGCTGCTGGCGGCGGTGGCGCTGGGGGGGCTTTATTTGCAGACGCAGCCGCAATTCGGGGCACAACGTACACCATTACTGTTGGTGGTACTGGTAGTAGTAGTTCTGCTTTTTCACTAGGTGGGTCCGGCGGCGGTCTTGGTGGCAACACCGGAAGCGGCAACGGCAATAACGGCGGGTCTGGTGGCGGTGGTGGAGCGCCTTTAGGTAATGGCGGTGCTGGCATTAGCGGTCAAGGTTATGGGGGCGCTAGTGGTTTGGGCGGCGACGCTCAGGCGGGCGGCGGCGGCGGTGCGGGCGGTGCGGGCGGGTCGGGTGGCAATAACTTGGTTGGTGGTCCCGGAGTGGTGGATTTTTTAGGCAATACTATTGCTCGCGGCGGCACGATTGCTGTTGGCAGCGATGGGGCCAAC